TAGATGGGCGCTCGGCGGACATCGGTATTGCTGGCCGTAGGCCGTTTAGATACTGCAGTACGTTCATTTCTTAAATCCTTTAATGTAAATCGCAACACTCTTCAACGTGTCCTTGCCGAACGCCTTCGAGAATTCGGTCTCCAGCGAGTGCGCCGCCATCTCCAGTGCGGAATTCCAACCCGCCTCGTAATGCTTATCCCATTGCTCCTTTAGCTCGTGATTCTCCACCGTTAGTCTCGCATTTCTGATCATCAGTGAATCCCTCGCGGTCTTCATCCTATCGAATTCGATCGCGCTCTCGTCTTTATCCATTGGTGCGCTCCTTCAGCTTTTCAACGTACTGAATCAGGTGGGCGAGTACCTCCGGCTCCAGTGCCACTACGTTGTTCTCGTGGTGATTGACGGCCAGCCATACGGAGTAGCCGTCAAAGCTGGCGTACACGCCATCACCCAAATAAGTCGAGTCGTCATCCATTGTTTTTTCTCCTTAACGCGGCTTCTGCCGCTCGTATCAACCGATAAATAACCCCGTCTTCTGCGTACTCAGGGAGAGCGTGGATTTCTTCATCCGTCAGCCCCACCCATGGGCGTTTGTAGTCCTGTATGTCGTCGTCGTCTTCTTCGATGCGGGCCTTTGCCATCGCGCGCTTGGCTGGAAAGCCACCACCCCACGCACCCTGCCTGCGGGCGATGTCGTCGAACGCTTCGTCTTCTGCATCTTTCATACCACGAACTCCCACATGACCACACCAACGGTTACCACGAACAGGCAGAAAAAGCCAATGGCAATAATTGTCTTCACCATGTCTACAAAAAAGTCCCCGCCGAAGTCGGTATCGTCATCGTCGTTCATAGCCACCCCAATCCTTTGCAAACACCTGTAAGAATGAACAGCACCCCAACGAAATTACCAACAATAGGGGGGCAGTGCGGGGCAATCCAAATTGTGCCTAGCAATAATAAAATTTGTCTGTCAGTCATGCTTTGCTCCTCCCCTGAAACATCTCCGCGCTCCACGCATCAAGGATGCGGGCCTTGGCCTCTTCGCGTTCTTCTGGTGGGTAGATGTCGGCAACAACGTCATCTAATGTTTTCAACGCCGACTCCGCCATCTGCTGTGGTGTAAGTATCATTTCGTTTTTCTTTTCAATTCTTATCCCCAAGTTATGTAGTGCGTCAGTCCATTCTTTTAACGTGGAACCGGGCCAAGATGCCTCCTCTGTGTAAACTCGCTCTTTCATGCTTGCTCCTCACATAAACTTGGGTGCGCAGATGATGTCAAGTACGATCTCGACCGATTGGCCGTTCACGATGCGACGAGCGTAGATGATGCGCGGGCGCAGCTCATTGGCGCGGCATTCATTCATCGCCTCGATCTGCTCACCCCGGCTCAGCGGCGAAGTCTTCTTGTCCAGCATCATTTCCTGCGCTGCGGGCTGCATGGAGGGCTGGTAGTCGGCCACGGGCGCACGAGTATTGTTAGCGCAGCCTACCAGTAGAACGGCCAGCGCGAGAGGGGTAATCTTAGCGAACATTTTTGCACTCCTTGGTAAAAACGGATGCCACGCTTCCGCACGGCGGGTGATAGGTGGTGTAGCCGACGTAGAATCCGAACACGGCGGTGGTACATACTAGCCCGATTAGGGCGAACAGGTCAGCGAGGAATTTCATCATTATCCTTCATGCTACGAATGATTCCAGTCACTTGAATGCCGTCGAATTCGGCAAAGGACTCGGCGTCGAACTTCCGCGCCACTTCTTCCACCACGCTGTTGAAGATCTGCTGCAGCGCGGCGCGAGCCATTCGCTCCTGCTGCTCGTTCTCCAGCAGCATACCGAAACGGTCGGCGTACCAGCGGTCGAAATCGGTCATGGTACATGCCTCATTATCCGTGTGTTCTCGTCCACCCGCCACGAGCGTGCCTCGTTAATCTCCATCTTCTCCTCTATCGCCCGGTGGATGTCGATCCCATTGCGGCCCGCCACGTCGAGCAGCAGGATCATAACATCCCCCAGCTCTAGTGCCGATTTCGGATTACGTGCGTATTCGCCGATCTCCTCGTAAAGCTTCAGCAGGATGTCCGCCGTGGACCGCTCCGGGAATTTCTCGTCCGCCCACTTCGTTATCCGGTCCTGTAATTGCCGGATGTCCGCGCCGCCCCGGCGCTTGTAGGCGTTCACCGCCCGCACGACCATGTCCGCGTTCTTGTCGCAGTTGCCGATCACGCCACGCAGGTGGTGCCGGACCTCGAATGACCCGACCACCGCGCCGTGCGCGTCCAGGACGTTCGCCCCGTCCGCTGCCCACGGCAGCTCGTTGGTCTCGTCCGTGTGTACCGTCGATTCTACTTGCAGCATTTTGTACTCCATATATCCATGATTGCCTCGATCCGCATTGTTCGGCTGAGGTGATTAGTGCGGTACACGTCATCGTGTGTCGGCCCCGTGCCCACCCAAGCGATGATTGTACCACTGGACTCCAGCCGGTTAATGATCCCGAACATCTCGTCCTTTGCCCGCACATAATTGATGAAGTTGAGGAACGTGTGCGTCGCGTTGCAGTACCGCACCGCCTCGGTGATCTGCTTCTCGCTGAATGTGAAAATCCGCCTCGGCAGCTTCGTCACCGTCGTCAGCTCCACCTTTTGCCCGATCTCCTCGAACGTTATCTCCACCTGATCATCGTAGCACGGCCCGCTGTACCCCACTTGCGTGCCCTCGGTGTCGAACCGATTGGCGACTCGAATCGGGTAGGTCCGCGCCGTGCCGACCACGTTAAATATCGCCGGTCTGTGGATGCCCTGCATGACCATCGACGCCGGGATACCGCAATCGGCCAGTATCTGCCACGTGCTCACGTCGCGCGAGGTGGTGTAGGGGTAAAAGCCGTGGTACATCGAGAGCCCGTAGCCCTGCGCCCCCTCGATCAGCGTATTGTCGGCCATGCCCAGCAATTCGCGGTACTCCTGAGTCGTGACCACAAACGCTTTGAGCCGGGGCTCGTTCGCCGCAATGTTCGCCGTATCGGGGTCGCGCCGGATGCGCTCGATCGCCGCCGCGCCGACGCCCTTTTTCGTGCTGCCGATCTTCGTCATCGGCCCCGCCTCTTCGTCACGGTGACGCTGGTAGACGATCGCCGCGTGCGGGTGAATCGCGATCTGCGCCTGCCCAATCACCTCCCGGCAGTCGTGTATTTCCTGCAATAGCTGATCGGTGTCGATCATCGAGCCCGGACCCAGCAGCACCCGGCGCAGCATGGGCGAGACCACGCCGTTGGCCAAGTGCGTATGAATGAACTTTCGCCCCCGGCTGCTGACGTAGGTATGCCCCGCGTTCGGAGCCCACGCGGTGATGATCGTGTCGGGCATCTCGTGCTCGGCCAGCCACCCCGCGATCAGCCCTTTGCCGGTGCTGCCGTACTGTAAATCCACCACCATCGTTATCGATTTCATACTCTCTATCCTTTTGCTTGATACCAATCATCACCGATACCCCAATCGCACGTTATTGGCACACGCAAGTGAATGGGGCACGACACTCCGTCGAATGCCGTGTAAATCTTCGCTATCTCTTCCGCATGGTCGCGGGAATCCGTGTCCAGCGATATCCCCACCTCGTCGTGCACGGTCAGCAGCAGCCGCCCGCACTGGTGCTCGGTGAGGTAGCGGTGCAGCTCGATAAGCTTCACCTTCATGCAGTCCGCACTGGTGGCTTGGTAGATCAGCCCCGACGCCTTGTGCGCGAATTGCCCACCGGGGAACCGGATGTGCCGATCCATGATCGAGTGCACGAACCCGCGCTCTTTCGCGATCCCCGTCGCCTTCATCGCGTTGTTGCGCATCCCGGGGTTCGCGGCGTGGTACTTGTCGAACAGCTCCATGGCCTCGGGTCCGGCACGCAGGAACACATTCCCGCTCGGCCCGGTCTCCTCCGTGTACGGCAGTCCGCACTCCTGCGCCAACCGGCCCGCCCCCATGTTGAACGCCAGCCCTAGATTAATCGCTTTCGATGACGGACCCCCGGCGTACTGCGCGTTCCGGGGGATACCGGTCATGTCCGAGACGAGCTGGTGAAAGTCAAGACTCGGGTTTTGTGCGTACGCTTGAAGAATCGCGGGTACCTTACCGTAATGGTTAGCAACACGAAATTCAAACTGGCTCCAGTCCAGACCCAGCCAATCTGCCCCAAAGTCTGGCTTGAATATGGGGCGCACCAGCGACTTAATATGTTGATCGCGGGACGGGATTTGTTGAAGAGCGGGATTTGTAATACTAAGTCGCCCAGTTCCGGTTCCAGCCTCAGCGTCGTTTTTAGTCTGGTTATAGTTGCAATGAATGATGCCATCGTGTTGGTGTCCTAGTATGTGTCCTTGCAGGAATGTGTCGCGAGTCTTGAGCATCTTGCGCAAGTCCAGTATCATAGCCGCCGCCGGGTGCTTCATCCGGCGCAAGCAGTCCGCGTTAACCGACGCCTTGCCCCCGTCCGTCTTGTCGGCGCGAGTGCCGTCGATCAGATACCACTCATTGTCGTCGCCCAGCGTCGGCTTGAATAGCTCGGTGATCGATCCGGACGGGTTCGGGTTGACCTCGAAGCCCGCCAAGGTATTCAGATCCCGCTGCGCCTTCTCGACGCGCGTCGTGAGCCCCCGGACGGCCAACTCGGCCTGATCGACGTCCACTCGCACCCCGCCGGTCTCCATGTCGAGAATGACGGGCATGAGGTCGCGCTCCAACTGGTGAATGCGGTGAATCTTTTGCTTCTCGATCTCCCCCACCTGCCACTGATACAGCGCCCGCGTCGCCACTGCGTCCTGAATCGCGTACTTCGACACTAGCGCGACTGGGGCACGGGAAATGTGGGGCATCTGCACGTTCCGAGTGGCGCGACCACCGAATATCTTCGCCATCTCGTCGTATATCTCCTCGTCCTTCTTCTGCCCCGCGTATTTACGGGCCAAGAAGTCGAGCGAGTAGGTCGGCTCGTGCTCACTGATCAGCGCCGCTCGAATCATCGTGCAGTCGATCCGGTCACCCGGGAGCTCGATTCCGGCGCAGCGCAGGAAGTGGCAGTCGAATTTCAGATTATGGCCGACCCACACCCCGACACGCTCCTCGCGAATCAGGTCGCGCAGCCAGTCGATGACGTAGGGGTCGGTGCGAACGTCCCAGTACATACCCTCACCTTCGGGCAGAGCGATGGAAATACCGAATAGACGGTCCTTCCACCACTGCAGCCCGGTGGTCTCGGTGTCGATCACCATATAGGGGACCGAGTCGATGCGGGGGAAAGCCGACATCAGAAGGGGATGTCGCCGAGTGCAATATCGTCGACGAACGAGCGCCCGGGAGCCGAGCCGCCGCCCTCTTTCGGGTTGACCTTGAGCGAGAAGTACTTCTTGCCCTCCATCCGACCGCCCGCTTTGCCCTCGTTCACCCAAGCGCTGACCCAATAGTCCACGCCGTTCACGTTGAGCGAACCGGTGTACTCCGGATGCTTATCCGTCTTACGATTCTCATTGCGGGCTAGCATGCCCGAGTTGGTATTATCGTACTGTGCCATGTTACCGTCCTCTATTAATTGATGGAGACTATATTATATCACCACTGGGGTGACCCGTCAACCGCTATCGTTTGCTACAGTGGATACCCGTTGTAGCCCTCCACTATGTCTAGTACATTTTTGCTCCGGGTCATCCCGACGTAGAATACCCGCACCTCGTCGTCCGGATTCTTCTCCGTCGACTGAATCACCCGGTTGGTCATGTCGGTGAGAAGAACGACCTGATCCGCCTCGTGGCCTTTTGCAGCATGGATCGTAGAAAGTCGAATGGTCGGGGTCGCGTCCAAGTCGGCATCCGCGTAAAAATCGACGACTCTCGCGGGGATGTTGAGACTCGTATAGAAGGGCCGTTGGGTAAACGAATAGTCCGCCATTTCGAGGCATCGTCTTGTTTCGGCAGTGGCAATGGCAAGTATTGCGCTCCGATCGCTCTCTCCGATCTTAGCCCCGGTAACCAGACGATTGAAGGCTCTAATTCCTGCTGCAAACCGGTTCTGATATAGCCCGGGCCTACCGGATTCGCGCGTGTACGGAATTCGTCGATCGATGAGCGTTTGCTCAACCTCGCGGAGGACTGAGTGCGTCCGTCCCAGTAAAAGTGTATCCGTCCCATGCTGGATGTCGACCGAGTTGAAAGAGCCGTGTATACGTACGGATCCCACATTGTTGTTGGCACTGAACTCCTTATCCACTCGGAATACGATTCGACGGATGAGGTCTTGAGATCGTGCGTGGACTGTAATAGGAAGTCGATGCGAGAACGAGAGCACATGGCTATGACCCTTATGCCTTTCCGTAAATCTCGCCATACCGTGAGCATCTGCCCCTGACCAAGTGTAGATGGCCTGATCGTCGTCCCCGGCGAGATATACTTGGTGAGCGCGTTTGCAGATCTTGCCGACGACAGCCCACTGAAGAGGTGATAGGTCTTGAGCTTCATCGATGAATACAATTTCGGCATCCGCTCGGATGCCGCCCTTCGCCGCCCGCTCGAGCATGTCGGTGAAGTCGTAATAACCATACGTATGTTTGAACTCAGCGTAAGCCCGTACGAAAACATCGAATTCAGCCCGAGTCCCCGGCCTATCCGATACGTCGTAAACTTCAGCGGGATTGGAGAATGTGTTGCGTGCATAATTGAGAATGTCCAAGTAGAAATCACCATCGGCACGCTCCTCGTCGTCCTCCGGTGACTTGCCAATGATCGGGACCCCCATGACGGTGGCGAACTCGCGCAGCTTCATCGAATCGATTACCTGCGACTGTCGTAGCCCCAAGTGCCGGAACGCCATCGCGTGAATGGTGCTTACATTGTTCGATTTCTTTAACCCTAAGCGTGAGAGCGCCTCGCTGGCGGCGGCTCGGGTGAAAGATACGAAGGCCACGCGTTCGGCTTGAACGCCCGAATCCCTCGCCTCTTTCACCCTTCGCAGCAATTCCGTGGTCTTACCCGTACCGGGCGGACCATAAATCGCTTGGACTAGCATCAATACTCGGTATCGGCTGCTGCGCCCACTTCGCCATCATAATCGGCACTAACCTTCACACCACCGCTACGCACGGTGTCGTAGAGCTTCTCGGCGCGGTCGTACACATCCTTCGCCACGAACCCAAGGCCCGAGATGTTGAAATTGTAGTACGATTCGTTCCGCGCGTTGGTCTCCGTGATGCACGACAGCTTGTAAGCCCGAGCGAACGAGTCAGTGTTGGTGAGACGCATGAGCGAATTCCAACGCTTGCTGACCTTCATCTTGGACTTCGCCATCGAGATCACAGCTTCCTGCCACGCGCCGCCGAAGTTCACGAGCACGAAGTGCTGCGCGGTATCGGAGACTTCCAGTCCCTCTTCGCCCAGCGCGGTGATCGCGTCATCCGCAAGGCTCTTGGTGGCGAATGCACCACGGAACCCATTGGACCCGCCACCACCGATCTTGCGATCCTTCCACACGAGGAACTGTTTGGTGTAGAACACCGGAACCACGGTCACCGACTCGCCGTACAGCTCGCGGGTAACGTTGTTGTATAGCATTCCTTCTTCCGCCCCCTCGATGTACGCCGCGTCCGACTTCTTGCGAGCCGGGGACAGCGCTTGCACCAACTCGATCCTCGGGATGAGCATGTCGTCGGTGGTCACATTCTCGGAACCACGCGCGGCACCTTTGCCCTGCAGCCAATCGGGCAGGTCATTCGTTACCGCCAATTCAGTGTTATTAACCACTGCTACTTCCTTCTTTGCCATTTGTAACTCCATAAGGTTAAAAAAGACGCACTAGGTGCGCCGGGTATCCGGCTCTCGCCGAATTGGGGTGGGGGTTAGCCTTGTCAAGCGGCTCCGTCTATCACGGTAACATGCCGGGACTAACCCCCGAAATCATTATGCCTTCGTAATCGAAGCGCGTGTGAATGGGGATACGTTGAGCAGATGCTCAGGTACTTCCTCGCCATTCTTAAACATCGTCTTCACCGTCGCCTTGAGCGTAGATGGATTCACATTCTCTTGTATCAGATCAGTGCGCCCGTTGTCGCGCAACCACTCGTAGAATGATCCTTTCTGGTCCGCCTTGATCGACACGTGCATATCGGCGGTGAGCGATACCCGCCCGACACCGGCCACCGAAATCTTGGTGACGCCATCGTCCTCCATCGTGGTCGGAATCTTCGATATGCGCAGGTAGTCGAAGTGCTTATTCACAGCTTTGAGCTGGTCCTCCAGCACATCTTTGTTCTGCTGAATCTTGTGCATGGCTTCCACTAGCTCCACCAGCGTCAGCGAGTCGTACTGCGCGAATTCGTTTACTTGATCAATTAACACCTATTACTCCTTCGACACCGATTCGGATGGATGTGTACTTGCGGTCACGGTTATTCCACTTCAACACATTGAACGTATCGCTCTTCTCCCGCGCGATAGCGAATACCAGACCCGAAAGGATCGGGGAACCACTAGGTGCGATAAAATCGACGGCGGGGTCGTAGGACTCGAATCGCTCACGAATAAGGCCGATAAGCCGTTGGTTATGCAGCGAGCGTGGTACGTCGCTGATCTCGGATACGCACAGCCATACGGGAGTACCGAATCGCTCCACGTCTCTATAATCGGCGGTGGTCACTTCTTGAGTGATAAACACCTTAGGGTCTGACATCTCTATTAACTCCTCTATGATACTATATTATACACTAGACCAGCGTCCCCATCAATGTGTTCTCGTTTCTGTCGTTTATGCTTGTGCGCACGAACTCGGACACGTCGTTCTTCGTCCGTAGCGCCTGCATCACCACGCCGTCCACAGTGCCTTCGGCGATCAGGTCGATGTAGGTCACCGATTTTGTCTGCCCAATTCGGTGCGCCCGGTCCTCCGACTGCACACGGTCGGTGTAGGAGAACGAGTTGGAGTAGTAGATCACCAGCTCGGCCCGCGTCATATTGAGCCCCACGCCCCCGGTGGCCGCGTTGCCGACTAGGAATCGCGCCTTGCCGGACTGGAAGAGGTCGGAGACGTTATGCCACCGCTCGTCCTCGCTCACCCCGCCGTGTATCTCCACCACCGAATCGTGTCCGTAGGCCTTCCGCAGTGCCTCCGTGACCATCTCGATCTCCTCTAGGAACCTACACCACACGATGGTGGAGACCTCGTTCTCCTCGGCTATCGACAGCAGTTCGTCTACCTTGGCATTCGTTCCGGGGATGCGTACGTGCTCGAACTTACTCGGGTTGTATATGTCCGGCTCGCGCTGATAGGCGATGATGCCGCCCGCGATCTGCTGAAGTCGGAGCATTCTTTCGAGGACCGTGGTGACGGTGATTCCTCGATCTCCAGATACCGCCTTGTCACGCTTAGCAATGTCTTTGTATAGTCGTCTTTGTTCATCATTTAATTTCACTTCTCTAACTTCATAAACCTTCGGCGGCAACTCGGTCAGCACCTCCGACTTGCGCACCTGATACACGAACGGGGAGACCAGCTCGATCAGCTCCGCCATGTTTTGGTATCCTATTACCTGCTTCCCCTCGAACCCGCCCATCACTGCGTAACGGTTGCGGAATGAGTAGAAATCGCCGATGCCGATGATGTTCGAATCGAGGAACTCGAATTGCATGAACACGTCCATAGGGCCGTTGGCGATAGGAGTGCCGGTGAGAATCACCTTGTAATTCGCCGATTTACCGAGTTTAACACAATTCTTGCTCCGCACCGCCGAGTGATTCTTGATCATGTGCGCCTCGTCCACCACCATGCCGACGCGGGTGCTACAGTCCACGAACTTCTGCGCCAGCGCGGCAGCGCCGCCAGCAGCCAGCGACTCGGTGCCGACAATCAAGAACTTCAGCGCGTCGCCCGTGGTGTTCCAATCGGAGAACGCTTTCGGTTTGTCGGTATTGAGCACCATCACGTCGCATTCGAACGGGCAATGGATGCGGATTTCCTGCTCCCAGTTGCGCCGCGTGCTAAATTTCGTCACCACCAGCACCCGGTCCACCTTCTCGTCGAGGAAATACCCAGCGAACAGATCAAGCGTCGTTTTGGTCTTACCCGTACCCATGTCCATATAGAACGCGAACGCATTCTTGCCCCATGCCCGGTCGAGCCCCGCACGCTGGTAGGCACGCGGCTCGGTCTTGAACTTGTAGCCGTGCGGGAACGGCGTTATTCGATCCGCTAGCCGTTGAATAGATGCGTTTGCAGCCTCCTGAGCACCTTTTGTAAATACACCAGCGGGAAAAGAGGTAAGCACATACTCACTATTAATACGTAGAGCAGGAGCTGTCCAAACACGACGGCGAGCATCCCAACGCCGATTAGGAATAGAGCGCACTTTATCAAGCATCCAAGGAGGAGCGTCGATAATGAACCTAGCGGATTTTTCATCATAATCAATGGACAGCTTAGAACTCGGAGCGGAATTTAGGTTCATCTACTTTTACCTCGTAATCATCAGTAATCGGGGCATACCATACGTTGAGCGTCTTACCGCCCGGTACTCGCATTTTGTCGTGATCCGCGCCACAGTCACGCCGGAGAGCGGTCCACAGGTCCATGCCCGTCATCACTTCGGCCTTGTTGCGCTTGAGGAACTCGGAGAATGCCGTGCCTCTAAACACTATGCACCGCGTGCCGTTCATCACCTGCACCACCGGAATGTTGCGCGTCAACGCCTTTCGATCCTCGATGTTCGTCCCGTCCGATGTGAGGTCGGCCTTTTGCACAAACTCGCTGAACTTGGACTGGATGATGCCCGATGCGCTCGCCTCTTTTGGTACCTCTATCACCCGCAGCGTCGGCACCAACGGGTCGAGCACCCGCTTGCGCCACGAATCTTGAGTGATCTTCGGTATATTGATCTTCATCACCTCGAATATTAGTGTACCCATGGCGTTGGGGTCACGCAGCACGATGGTGGGGATGTTCGGGATCAACGTGCCGTTGACGTGCAGCCCCCATCTCGGCGGCTCCGACTTGTACTCGATCAGCTCCGTGAATTGAGGCAGTCCGTCCTGCGCATCCAGCTCTTTGCTCTCCTCGGTCGATATCCCGTGCTCGCGGGTGATGCACACCTTGCGGTCACACAGGCTCTTGCACGGCTCCTCGCTGCATTTGTACAGATAGTCCCGCCTTGATGCCGACCGAATTACCTTTTTCGCCTCGGCTGGTGGCAGTGGCTTGTCGAACATCGTCTTGTTCAGCGCCATCGCGTCATCGAAGAACGAATCGGGCCGCGCCCGCTTGAGGTAGACCACCACGTTGTACATGGAGTCGTTCCGCGACCCGGATTCCACGCCGGAGTGAATCATCTTTTGGATGCACGGCGGCGCTTCCAAGTGCTCCCGGTGCGCCATCTCCTGCAGCTCCTCCACCGTCACCCGGCGGCTCTGCGCATAGGAGACGAACAGCTCGAAGCTCAGCCGGTCGCCGTTCGCATCCACCGCGTACCGGTCGGTGTTCTCGGCGTTGAAGTAGCACAGGTTGATCCAGTTCCCCAGCGACTTCTCCCCGCTCTTGGTCACCACCGAATCCTGCTTCGGGAAGATGTCCACATGATTCGGGAATGCGAGCATGTCGCGCCACGAATTGAGCAGCCGAATGACAAGCTTGGCGGGCAGGTAGTCCGAGCCAAATAAGTACAGGTGCGCCCCGCCGCTCTTGCTCCGCGTCACCACCAGCGGGAGCCGGTAATGCTCGACGCGTTTCGCGATCTCGGCGTGATCGAGGTCCAGCCCGTCGCCACCTTTACCGTGGTTATCGACGTCGATGCAGCCGAATAGTACCGTGCCGCCGTCGGTGATCGGTACGATCCCCAACCCCATCTCACCACCCAGATGTCGAGTGTAGTTCTCGACTGTTACCTCGGCCTTCTCCGTGGTCATGTTTCGCGTAGCGGGGTCCCACTGGCCGTAAGAACGCAGATTACCGGCAAAAAGCGCGGCGAAGTCTTCCTGTAGACTAGTCATCGTTTATGATACCTCTATGAGTATATTGACACCGTTCGGGGGGACTGCTATAATACCGCCGTCCCTCTCAACGGACTGGCGCTATTCTACCACAGCGCCCTCGGAACATCAACCCCGACCGTTTGTTCCACCGTTCCATCGCAATGGAACACAGATGGAACAGCCTCCCCATTCGAAGACACCATACTTGTTCCACCGTTCCATGCGTACGCGGGTGAAGAGAACTGATTGCTTAACCCAGATATGGGGAGATATATGGAACAGATGGAACAATGGAACACAGTCTCGGTCTTCGAATGGAGAGAGCACTCCGAGCCGTTCCAGACGGCGTTCCATCATCATGGAACAGTTGGGGTATCTGGGGATTCTCTCGTGTATGCGTATGTTAGAGAAGCCTCTCGGAGGCGCTCGGAACATCGTCGGCTATAGGGGTAGCGGAGCTGCTACTGCGGCACCTCGGTGACCACCGGCTGACCCTCGGGCGGGGCTTCGACTGGTTCTTGGTTCTTCGGCGACCTAGAAGCCACGCCAGCACCTACTGCGGCAGCGCCAGTGTTGGTAGCCATCGTGGCGTTCACCAGCGCGGCTTCCTGAGCTTTGAGACTGCTTAAAATGCTTTCCTGCACTGGATCGAGCCCTGACTGCGAGGTGAGCAGCTTCTGAGTCACTCCCGCATTTACCTGTGGTGCTATACGACCGGCGGGGAGTGCGGCCCGTGCGGCTTCTAGCGCCGCCCCCATCGGGTTGCCGGTGGCAAGATTCATCGCAGCGCCCACCGCCGTATTGTTGCCAAGATCGGCATCTATCGGAGTCCGACGAATGGCCGTTTTTTCGGTTCCGAGCATCTTGGACTCTTCCTGCAGTCGTGCCACAAACGTGTCGAACGCGTTGTCATCTCGAAACGCTCGGCGCAGCTTCTGCTCGGCGTCACGGCCCAGCACGACTTTGAGCGGATCGGACCCCGGTGCGGCGGTGCGCAGCTTCTCCAACGCGGCTTGAGCGATACCGGCGCGAAATGCGTCGTACTCGGACGGGCTGTTCTTGAATCGATCGATCATCTTGCGCATATCGATCTCGGGCATCTTGTAGATGTTCTTACCCTCTTCCATCGCCGTCATCATCTCCGAATCCCCGGCGTAGGCTTGGCGTGCAGTCCGGTACTCCGGTGACGCTTTCTCCATGTCGGCGAGTAACTGGCGCTTCATGTCCAGCAGAGTCTTAGCTTGCCCTTTCTCTCCTGCTCGCATCGCCTTGTCGATCATGTCGTCTATCGCGATCTTGGTCTCGTGCAGTCCGCGCAGCACGTTTTTCGGGTCAGTAATGTCCAGCCCCATGTCTTGCATTCGGCGCGACCCGGCTTTAAGTGCCTCGGCGAACGACGGGAAGTTCTGCATCCGGGCGATACCGGCAGCGTTCTTGGGTGTGATAGCGGCGTTAGAGTCCCACGCGGCTTGATACAGCACGTCGGCGTCTTTGGACCGCTTGGCCGCGAGTTCCATAACATCAGTGTAGAAATCTTTCGATCCGGACATGAGCTGCACGAGGTCGGCGTCGACACGATTAACACGCCCCGCTTCGCGAGCTTGCAGCTCCGACTTTGCTGCGACCCGTGCCGGACCGGGCTCGGAAGTAGCGCGGCGGAGCAGCGCGGCGGTGTTCTCACCCACATCCGCCAGCGTCATCTCGCCACGGGCAGCCGCCTTGACGGCGTCGAGCGCTTGCTGCGGGGTCATCCCGTCCTTGGCCAGCGCTTTGACGATCTGCAGGTCCGCCATTTTGTTCGCGTCTCCGAATCCCAGTGCACTCTTGAGTGCCCGATATCCGGGCATTACTACGTATTTACCCGCAAGACCGAGCACTCCGGTGGTGGCCGCGCCCGCCGCAGCGCCCCGCGCCGCTTCGCCGCCCCAGTCCTCCGCTGGCTTCTCAGTTGTGCCCACCGCACTCACCGCACCAGTGCCCGCGCCGATGCCGAGCATCTTGAGCACCGATGGAGCCATGGTCTTGACCGCTGTGCGACCAGCCGTGGGGATCATTGACGCGCCGCCGGTGACGATCGCCGGAATCATACCCCCACCGACTTCTGCCGCAAAATTGGCCACGGGGTGCTCTTCTCCATACTTTCGCTGCGCTTCGCGCTCTGCTCGCGCGTAATCCTCGTAAGATCCTTTACCGAACATCGATCGCGCTTTGGCGATCGCTTCATCGGAGAACCCCATAGTTAAGCCTTGCAGCGCAGCACCACCCGCGCCGGTGAACACCGGCTCAACGTTGGATTTGGGTGCGGCTTGCGACGCCGACTGCACAGCCGGTGCGCGATTGGTTTTCTGCGCTACAAATCGATTAATTACCGCCTCGGATGTACCGTCCGGGAATTCGTAAACCACACCGTTTACTGCGCGCTCTATTGTCATTTGCTCACCTCTTTGCCGTTCGCATCCACTTGAACCCGTGGAGCCGCGAAGTATTGCTCGAATGACATTCGCTTCGGGTTGATAATAATCGCACCTTTGGGATCGCGTGTCGTAATCGGATTCGCTTCCAAGTAACTGCGCCAGTGCGTCTGCGCCTCGGCCCCGATGTTGCCATTCACTGCGGCGTAGCGATTGAGGTATTTGTAGTACTCTCGATCGCGTTCACGTTGCGCGAGCTTGAACTCAATAATGGTCTTATTGGTAATCGGCTCCTTATCGGAGCTGAACGTGCCGAGTTGCATCATCTTCACGTCCAGATTCGACACGTTGCTATCGCCGGGAATACGGTTCTGCTTCGCAGCCAGCGCCGAGAGCGAGTCAAATTCGTTGATAATCGCGCGATCGCCGGACAACACCTTAGCCACACCGCCGACACCGGGCAGGCCATAAGTGACTCCGGACGAGATCTTCTTGCTAAGCTCCAGCGCCCGTTTCAAATCGGTGATATCGTCGTCCACGGTGTTAATCAGTGGCTGCACCTTCTCGAGCAGGTATTTCTCCGCCGCCTCGCGCTCTTTGATCTGCTGGGCCACGATCTCCTTCGCATTCATATTCCTGAATCGCGACATATCGCCGACCGGCACACCTTGGCCTTTGGCCGCAGTCAGCAATGGAGTGGTGTCGCCAGTTCGCGCCGCATCCGCGATCTTGGCTTGAAGCTCCTTGATCTCCAGACTTCCCTTGAGCAAGCCTTGTTCCTTGGCCTTGCGATCCAGTGGCGCGTTCTTGGCATCCTCTTGCGCCTTCAGCACTTGTGCCTTCTTGAGCGCCGCATCGTCCGCGATCTGGGCTACCTCGCCTTCTGCTTTCTTAACTTGCGCGGCTTTAAGCGCTTGGTCCTGCGGCAGCATCGACACCTTACCTTGCGCTTCAGCCAGTTGGGCGGCTTTAAGTGCTTGGTCTGTAGGTAGTGCCGCCACCTCAGCCTCAGCCTTCTTCAGCAGCAATCGCTTGGTCTCCGCATCGACCGGTAGTAAATCGACTTCTGCTTGCGCTTTGGCAATCAGCAGCTGTTTCGCCTGCCTCTCCAGCGGAGCCATTTCGGTTTGAGCCTCCGACGCTTTCGTAGAAGCACCAGATGCCTTGATTTGCGCTTCTTTGGACTCGGCCTCCAACTTATTGATCTTGTCGAGATAATCTGCCGCTTTCTTTACATCATCCGGGTTAGTGAAATCGCCGCGCATAGCGTCCAACACCTTGGCCAACTCCGGAGAGTTCTTGCGGAATTCATCCTGCTGCAGCGCCTTCTGCGCCGCTTGCAACCCCATTGGCGTATTGAGGTCGACACCAAGCACCGACGCGATCTTGCGTAATGGCTCCTGCTGCCGGTAGGTCTGGTACGCCGTGTTAAATCGCGGGTCAGCGGGGTTGATGCCCGATTGCGCCGCGAACGTCTTCATGTCTTCGGTCGCCGCTGTCAGCGAGGTGATCTCTTTCACCCGTGCGATACCGGCGGGTGATGTTGGATCAATACCCTCAGCTTGGACCTGCTGTTGCACAGCGGTAAGCTTCGGCGTGAGCTTGGACGCCACGTTAAGGCCCATCGTAGCCGCTGCTTGCTCATCTCCTAGCCCCTGTCGCGCCAGCTCGTAGCGCATTTTGGCCAAGTCTCGAATCCGCTGCTCATCGGCGACTTGCGCTGTGGCGTAGTTACCAGCCGCAGTACCAAGTGATTCGCCGAAAGAGCCGGTGCGGGTTGGTGCTAGGAACCCTTGTGCCAGCGCCAGCATGCCGGGGTCCAGTCCGGTGCGCCGCGCCGAGAGCGCCTCGGTCATCGCCAGCCGCGCATCATCCACATTTTTCTTGGCGACGTCGTACTCGTCGGTGTTCGCCCCCATGGCGGCACGCCCCAAAGCGGCTAGCGACAGGCCGGGGATGTCCTTTTCCCCGACGCGCAGCATCTTAGCCAGCAGCGGGCTATACGATGAGTCTACGGTATCTTCAGCCATGTTTATCCCTTATTAGTATGACCAATAATCCGAACCGTCTTCGGGATTTATTTGCCAGCTGCCGCCGGGGTTGATGTAATCATTGGCGTCGTAAGCAGGCTCAGGCTCAGTGTAATTAAAACTATTCTGCCAATCGGTCCACAAGCTTGGGTCCAGACCGCCGGTCGCCTCGTACTGCGTGCCGCTTCCCGTGCCTCCGAATCCACCACCGGCGCGAACGTCCTCGCCGTAGGTGCCGTACTGCTGCCCGCTCGGCCCGTATGTCTCCGCAGCGCTTTGACCTGTGGACCCGGCGTTAGTGGAGCCGCCGTAGTATGCGTCACCAATACCCGAAGTGCCACCCGAAGTGCCACCCGAAATGCCGCCAACGCCCGAAGTGCCACCCGAAGTGCCACCCGAGCCCGGCACTAACGATCTAAGACCGGTGTACGCTTGTCCCACTAAGTTAGCGAAATTGCTCGCAGCACTACCCGTGCCGCCAGCGCCCGACGCGAACAGGGTGCTAAGACCGGCGATCTGCGAGAGTGGTGAGTTAGAGTACGCGCCGGGTATTGGTGCGTTAGCGATCTCGTTCACGGTGCTCGGCACTTTTAGATTGGTGAGCAGATTCGACGCATTGGTCGCCATGGTCATGGGTGCATTGATGCGGGCTTGCGCTAACTCCTGTTCGTTCTTGCCCATCCCATACATAGCCTCAATATCTTTCAGCCCGAGTGTTTGCGCGGTAGTGCCGAGTGCACCGGCGGTGGTCGCAGCGGTCAATTCCCTGTTTTTTTCCGCTTGCGCTGCAGCGAGCGCTGAGGAGTAGCCCGCCGCCCGATACTGGGCCTCAGTGTTAGTTAGGTCTCTCTGCGCGTCAGCCATTGTCTGACCGTATATCTCTTGGCTCCGCTTTGATCCGAAGTCACCGGCGGTTACACCACGAGCAGCGGCCATCGGCGCGATGTTATTACGAATGTTGCGCTCGCCAGTATCCCTAATTCCTTGAATCACGTTGCTTTCGTACGGATTCATGAAATTCTGCACCGTATCGGCTGCGGACCCAGCGCCAGCGCCAAGGTAGGTGTTGGCCTTACCCAAGAATGGCTGGTAGGACGCCCCAGCTTGGGGAGTGGCAGCTATAGCCCCAGATTGTAGTGGGGAGAACCCAGCGACGAGCTGCTCCGGCGTGCGTTGCATCGCGTTAGTGCCGGTGTCCGCAAGATTCTTGAGATACGCGGTGTACCAATCCGGAGCCGCAGTGGCCGTGGATTTGGTAGTGGTAATATTCGGTAGGGGATCACCCTGCATCAATCCAGCCATATTAACCTCTCATGTATGCCAATGGCGATTTAGCCTTCGGCGGGATTTTGTTCGCCGGAGCCGACCGCTTGTGTTTTCGAATCGCTTCTCTCATTGCGTCTAACTTCTTCGCGCCTTCTTTGTTCGAACCATCACCCAACGCCGCTACAATGTCCGCATCGAACACGTACTCACCATCAGCTAGTCGGGCGTCAATCAGGTCATCCTGTCCACCCCCGGCCCCTTGCACGTAGTGTGACCCCTTGTGCGGGACGTCCCCACCGGTCGCTACCATTAAAGGTGTCGCCATTATACCACCACCGGATGCTTTGCGCACGACCCGGTTTGCTGCAACTAGGGGACTTGGGACGGAACCACCCTTTTTCAATTGCAGGTTAGTCGAAATATCCGGCACATCGCCGTAGGCGTAGTAGTCAGGCTTTAACGAGTTATCGCTTGTAGTTTGAGTATCGTCCATATTTTCGCTTTTCGAGATAGAGGGCGAAGTCGCACTCAACGGGTCAATTGCGGATTTCCCCGCCTTGGCTGAAGTTCCCGTACCGCCTAGCCAAGATTCTTTCAGAGACGAACCGGAGCTGCTAGACGTTCCAGACGAGCCGCTATCCGAACTGGCACTAGTCCCGGCGGCACCGACAGCCGGTATCGATAGAGTGCTAAGAGGTGAAGATGGCGTGACGGGCGCTGCGGGAGTCGGCGTTGGAGTCGGCGTTGGAGTCGACGCTGGAGCCGGGGTAGAAGGAGCAGATGAAGAGCCTTGAGAAGAGCCTCGAGAAGACCCCTCGCTTATCGCCCTATCTATTTGACTTTCAATGCTGTCGCCCATATCCGTAACGTTGCCCGTGGATGTGCTGCTACCAAGGCTTGAGCCAACGTAATCACTGACAGCGTTTATAGGGCTTTGTATGGCTCCGGCTATTTTGCCGGTTGTCCCCCAATTTAAATTCCCTGCTTTAAGAGTATTATTGACTGCCGAGGGAACGCCCAATTCGCTCAGTCCTATGGTTACCAGCCTAGGATCGATGCTGTACGTCTTAGATATGTCTTTGACGGCGTAGCCCATCAATTGGCCGGTGATAGCATCCGCGAAATTACCATTAATTAGCGCTGTCAAAGCCGACGGGGTGGTGCCAATCATTGGGGCCAGTTTGTTGATGCCAATTCCAGTGACCAAATCGCCGATAGACATTTCTCCAGACAACAGCTTGGCAGCCATCGTCACCATACCGTAGCCCGGGATGAAATTTTTAGCAGCGCCCCACACTTTCTCAGCGAACCTCGCGGCGTCGGTAGCCGCCACCACGCTCTCCGCAGTCTGTCCGGGCTCGTTGTACGTCAGCCCACCCACTGGCGTACCATCGCCCCCCATAACGGATAGGCCAGTACCCGGCATGTTATTGAGATTAACGCCGGTGAGGTTCCCGAGACCCAGTGCCTGCAACTGCTTAGCCTCGCCGTAGCTGATAGCAGCGTTACCATCTTCCCCAGTGTACCCAAGGAAGCTCGCAATCGGTATGTTGGATGTCAGTGTGGTTACATCCCTAGTGGATTCCTCCGCGTTTTTGCCTGCTCCGATTTTCGTGGTTTGCTGATTCAGCCCGGAATCGACTGCGGCTAGTGCGGCGTTGGTCAGGCTGGTCCCGACGTTAGGGCTATTGACGTTGTATTGTTCGCCCGGTTTGGATAGTGCGACCTCTTTATCTTTCGCCACTTGTGCTAGGAAGCTCCTGACCGTCTCCTGATTTGCCAGTGCGTTAGCGTTCTCCGGCGTCATCTGGCCCGCACTGGACATCACCGCGAGGGGTGACGGAGCAGCGGGTTCAGTAGCGGCAGGGGCTGCCGCCTCAGTCAGTGGTGACGGAGCAGCGGTCGTGGCATCGGGTGATGAGGGGAACTGGCTTAACGCGGAAAGCGGAGCGGCAGGGGCTGCTTCTGGTGCTGATTGCGTGATAGGCTGCCTTGCAGCTTCAGCATCTGCGGCGTCCTTCTCTGCAGCGAGCCGTTGCATCGTCGCATCTCTTGCGTCTTGCGATGCTTTTTCTGCGGCAGCTCTATCTGCAGCATCTTGCGTAGCTCTTGCATCGGCGGCGTCCTGCGCGGCTTTCGCCTCAGCAGCAGCTTGCGCCGCTTGCTCTCGTGCGGCTTGCTCTCGGGCGGCTTGCTCCGAGGCCATCTGAGCCTCTCGGGCGTCTCGAGCTGCTTGCTCTCTGGTCGCTTGCTCCCGAGCCGCTTGGTCGCTGGCAGCTTGTTCTCGGGCCGCTTGCTCTCGTGCGGCTTGTTCTCGAGAAGCCTGCTCCGCCGCCATTTGGGCATCTCGAGCTTCCCTAGCTGCTTGCTCTCGAGAAGCCTGTTCCCGAGCCGCTTGATCTGCTATCGCTTGCCTATTGGCGGCTTCGGCAGCGGCGGATTCTGCTGCTTCTCGTGCTTGGGCAGCCGAGTCACGGCCACCACTAACTGCTGCGCTACCACCCCCGGTGTCAGTCGACCCGTACCCTTCGTTAGAGCGTAGAGCGTTTCTTGTATCAGAAGATTGAGAGCTAAGCCCGCCGCCACCGCCACCGCTACTGCCACCACCGCCCATGTAGCAGTGGCCTAGCAGCTTGCGTTTTTGCTCAAGAATGTTCATAGCTTGACCTCCGCAATGAGGTACTTCTCTTCAAACCCCAGCCGTGACCAGAGTCGGAAGGTGGACGGACGCATGGCCGCTTCAATCATGGTAGCCCCGTCTTTCTTGCAAATGGCTTGCAGTTGTGCCCAATTGTCGTCGGTGGTCATACCGTCGCCAGCCAAGCAGGTAATGAAGGCCACGCGGGCATTAGGCCGGTTCTCGTAAACCATCGACAGCGAACCAATTATTGTCTCGCCCTCGGCCACGGTGATGAGCCACCAGTCACCAACACCCAGCTTCAGCCGAATTTGGTCGAGCGTGTAGTCGCCTTTAGTGTGCGGCTCCACGGCAGCGAAGTACTTCTCCACCAGCGGCCATGTCTGGTGAACTTGTGCGAAGGGGATTTTAGCTACGACGGCCATCATGTTGACGCGGTTGCGGGGTTAACAACGTTCACCATGGCCTCAGCCCAATCGAACCAGTCTTCGAACTGATCGGTCCGTGGAATGGCTTCATTGGTGAAGACATCAATTGCGGCAAGCCCGTCGCCCCACTCTTTCCAATCGGTGAACTTATCGGGGATAACGAGATTCTGGGATGCGTATTGTTCGCACAAGAGGCACGCCCACGACTCGAAAGTATGAAATCGTGGGTCATATATAAGGGCCGGGTTAAGAGCCATAAGGCCTCACATCTCCGGTGTCCGCGTTGAGCAACATTCGTCCGAGCTGATAGTCACCATTGAGCACATTGCTGCGGAATCGCAGCCGAATCTCGCGTCTTTGTTCGCGAACATCAATTTTGCCGGTGGTGGGGCTGAACGTGTATGGGCCGCTAGTTACGTCTTCAGCTTGCGCGAATGGGCGACCGGTAATGTACATCTCCATATCACCAGTTTGAATAAAATCAGGCTCTACGCGGTCGATGTGCAACCATACGTTCTCGCCCACCATGGACGGTTGCGCCGGACCACCAGCCACTATGCCAAGGTCGCTAGTTTCGAAATAGCTTTCAATCGCCGTTTCGGATTGCCCTTGAATGATATTAGTACCGTACTCATGCTGCCAAAGACTGATGAGATCAGGCACCTGCCCGAATGCCAATGTGTATGTGCCGGTGATCGTGGCCGCAGCACTCATGGTGATCGTCTGTGCCCACAGAGCGGACACTGCTACCGAGAATCCGGCCCCAGTTCCACCGATGGTGGCTGCGGCGGCGCTGAGTGTGTCCACTAATGCATAGCTCGCGCCACGATTAACCAGTGTTACCGCTGTTACAGCGCCCCCGGAAACCACGATGTTGGCTGTGGCGTTGAACCCGCTGCCTCCGGTGAGGGCCACACCAGTGTATGTACCGTTGGTGTATAGAGAACCCCCGGTTACAGCCCCCAGCGTCTGCAGACCGTTTGTGATGAGAGAAGCAACGGTAGTATTGGACGGGACACCCGTGCCGGTGATTAGCTGACCGATTTGGGCATCAAGATTGATCGTGCTGTAATAGAGCTTGGTACTGCCGGTGGAAAGAGCGCTAGAGACTGAAAATACGGAAGTCTGTGTCGTAGTCTCCCATCCCGCGCACACCGGGTAATGGAACACTTGTGAATAATAGCCCGCCGATCGTTGAGCGCCGATTGAAGTCCCGGCGTCGTACCAGATGTTCTCGCGCACGTTGTAAATGATGACATCGTTGCACTCGGTAGAATTCCCCGACGGATAAAACCACCAGATCTCGCCGAATCGAGTAACCTTAGTGCCCCACACTTTCTGGCGTTGAGCGTAATTAACGTTATCAAAAAAATAATTTTGATTCATGTCGTTTGGTATTTCTTTGATGACACCGTTGTACAGCAAGAATCGGTCTACACCCACCCAAAAATATATTCCGTCATACTCGACGACGGATTGGCTAGACATGATGGTCGTGCCATTGCTAATGATGTCGTACCGCCAGTATTGAGCCGGAGTCCCTTGACCTCCAATATATGATGCGCGAATTAAAGAATCGGTAGCCCAAAAAAGGCCCGATGGGGCGTTAGAGCCGCCACGGACGGCGAATCCTTGAACTATCTTACCCGTAGCTACATTGGTTTCATTAGCGTCGGCGCTTACCCAATCATTCGGATTACCTGCGGCGCAGTTCTTAATAAACCCATTACTGCCATACACGAACACGTATGGGTGCAGAGCTACTACACCACCCGATACGGAGATGTTATTGTCAATCGTGAGAGTCGACGAACCGGTAAGGGTGGCGGCAGCGGAGATCACAAAAGTCGTCGCGTTGGTGACCGATACTACTGTGGTGCCAGACGGTATTCCAGTACCGCTGACCGATTGACCAGCCCCGATTTGAGTAGTCGACACCACAGTCACCGTAGTGCTAGATGCGAGTGTAGCAGCTATCGTGAAAACACCAATTGCTGACAAAGTGGTTCCCGAGGTGGACCCAATCAACACCGGAGTATTAACAGTGCTTGCAATCGCATTCAAATCCTGACCGGGGTGAGCCAAAATGCTAGCCACGCCGCCGTTAAAAGAGTCGTAGAACCCGTCGAACTGCCATAAATTGTTATCACTGGCGGTGAAATTGTTGAGTGTGTAGTTTATGGGACTGGAACCCACACCATTGGAATCCAACGTGACAGATTGCAAGCCCGAATTGTATCCACTATACACCACAGTATAATCATCTATCGGGTTCACCCACACACCACGACTTGGGCCGGTGAAAGCACCGGATATCTCTTTGAACCCACCTATTTTTCTCGGGCGACCGCGTTGAAATCGCACCCACCTGCCGTTAGTGTAGAAATTTTTATCGAACACCGTACCATCGCGCTGAATCCCAGCTTGGGTATCAATCGCGAATACTTTAAGACTCATACGAACGTGCCGCCCGAGATGCCGCCGGTGAATGTTCCAGTGCCGGGTATTGTGAGCCCCGTGGCGGTAAGCGAGAATAGATTGACACCGAGAACGGCGATATTGAATTGCCCAGTTCCAGACCTGTACAAACCGGTGGTCGGCTCCGATCCGTAGTAAAGAGCGGGCGCAGCCACTGTGCCATTGACCAGTCCTATGGAAGACGATCCAGCTAGAACAGTATTTGCGTTCACCAGATTGATGGAGTCGCATATCAACGTGGCTTGCTGATTCGAAGCAATGGTGGCACTCGACGAACCCGATACGCCCGTAGTGATGGTGACGGTATACGATCCGCTTGACGTCGTGGCGTTCTGAATGTAATACACTTGCACCGTCTGTGGTACGACGATGGTGACATTACCAGTGATCGTCCCGGTGTATTTCTGAATGACATTGGCGGCATCGGCGCTGGTAAGTGTGTAAGTGCCCGACACCACTGGGTAAGTGAGCTGAGTGAAGTTAAAGTTAGATACTTGACCAAGTCCCACGGTGTAGAACGCAGTGCCCGAGCAGCAGATGATGCAAGAATCGGCGGGCTGCATCGAGATGGTGGAAGACCCATTGATCAGATCGCCACCACTGGCCGCGACGGTGAGAGTCCCGGTTCCCGCGTTCCGGACCAGCATGAACCAACTATTGGTGAGGGTGGTCGCACCAGTTAGAGTCAACGTGCCCGCGCCACCGGTCCAAGCATAGACCGCTGCCCGATCCGTGCCGAGCGCTGTGTAGTTCGTACTAAATGTGCTTACTGGCTGCGACTGATTGAGCGTTGTGGTGATTGCCACCAATCCATACCCGGCCAGTGTCGCTGCGTCAGCGCCGGATGACCCAATGCCGAATGCGATGATACCCCACGTGCCAGATGTGGTGGCGTTGGTGGTAACGTAAATGTACTGCGACTGCCCGGGGCTAATGGTTACGATGGTGTTGACACCAAGGTAGTCCTTTACATCAAGCGCGACCGTACCGGTGTTGCGGATCAGAGCGTCCGTGCCAACCGAAGTCTGGTTAGCCGGTGGCATGTAAAGGTCGTAGGCGGTGTTGGTAAGGTACACCTCCATGATTCGCGCCGCGTAGTTGTCTGTCGCGTTGCCGTTGATAGGCCACGAGAGCTGCGTCGTTGCGGTAAGGGTAATGGCACGGAAAGAGACATCAGTCGGCTGAATGACGTCACCAGTAAAGGGGCTGTTGAAGCTGGTCATGTGTCAAGCACCGTCGCTTGACGGTCTCCGATTCGGGTTAGGTCTTCCGATTTAAGCGTCTGAATAATGCCGTCGTACTGAGACTTCCACATCGGAAGACGTTGGTCGTTTTTCAGAAAGGGAGCCGACTGCAGTAATGTGCCGTAGAGCATCGCTTGGGGCGCGTAGATGGTGAACCAATTGGTCTGGTTACTGGAGTCCAGCGGTTGAAGGCGCTCGTAGTACAGTACTTCAAAATTATATGCCGCCGCCGGGGTGGGAGCCACGAGCCAGTGGTTGTAATCATAATCACAGTAGAACTCGGGCTTGCTGGTCTCGGTCGGGCTGGGCCAGTATTCGCGCAGGTACTCATACTTCCTGAGCAGCACCGGGAACCGCTCGCCCGCTACGGTGACGTTCATGGACACGGTCTTGTGCCACCGCGCCGGTTTGGTAATGGTGGCTTCCCCGATGACCATAGTGCTGGTGTTGACCGTCAGATTTCCAAGAAACTTGATGTCCGCCGCAAGAGTCTGCTCGCACAGCATGATGAAAAGCGGAATTTTCTCGATGGTCCCGGCGTCGGAGCGTTCGAGGTACGACTGTACATTTTCGACCAAACTGTCGTACGTCATTACCGCAGCGGTCGTCATGCCATCACCTCACAGTCGGAGCGAAATATATATTCTACCACACCGAACCCCTCCGGGTCAAGCCGCTACACATTTCGCTCAAAATGCGGGCAGTCTACCAAGGACTTGAAGTTCCCACCCCAGCGGTTTTTGGGGTGCAGGCTTTCCCAGTATGCGCCTAGCGGAGCCAGGATGCCCTTGTCCCAGATAATTTTGCCATCACGGAAGAAGTTGAGGTCGATGGCGCAACGCTTGAGATGAATGCTGTTCATAGTCTTAGACCGGCCTGTCTTGAAGTAGATAGCCTGCTGCTCTGGGGTACGTGCTAGTTCCCCGCCGGTGACCACAAAACCCATGTCTGTGGCATGCTGAATCAGCTTGCAGAAGTCCAGCAAAAACGCTGCTTGTTCTTGGCTTAGGCTCATTTTGCGCTCCTCATTTCTGCCAGCTTCTCGACGGTACGCCCGCCAAAGTACGCGCCCATAATCAGCATGCCCCAATTTCCCAGCAGGGTCACGTAGCTCTCATTGGCGTTGTAGCCGAAAGCGGACATCATGGCAAACAGGAAGTAGCCGCAGAAGATGGCAATCAGCGACATGGGTCGGATGTTTTTGGACAACCAAGAGTCGGAAGACATATCCGCTTTCCAGCGGTCGGTGATGTTCTCTGCGTCGGACTGTGCTGCTTTTGCATACATTTCCATCTCAGCCAACTCCAGCTTGGCCTTCTCGATGCCTAACTCAATCAGGCGCTCTTCATGCTCATACTGAAGTTGCCGCAGCTTCTCAACGTCGGCAGGAGTGGGGTTGTCAGGTATCTTGATGCCGAGCGTGTTCTCTACGACTTCTTTGCCCTTGGCCTGGATAGCACTGGACAACAGCCCTAGCCCGTTTTCAGCCAACGTGCCCAGCAATGCACCGATGATTGGGATCATTTATCTTCCTTTTTAAACGTGGTTTTCATTCCTGCTCTGTCCTCCAAAATGGCAATGTGCAGACGGTTGACTTGAATATCATCCCTGTTCTTTTGGATTTCTTTTTCCAAGTCTTGGCGTAACTTTTCCCTTGCCAACTCAGCGCCTGTGTTACTCGCTTGCTTATTGTCAGAGGTCACCACCAAACTGATTTTGCTGTTAAGGATAGTGACTTCGTGGGACAGGTTAGACAGAGCCGACATGAGATAAACCACGCACGAAAACAATAGCGGCAACAAAGCAAATGTGATTTTCTCAACCAAAGCGCTTTTGGTTTCCATTGCTTGAATTTTTTCTTCACTCATTAAAAGCCCCTGTTCGTTATAACGTGAAATGCGACACTGACAAGTGGTACAACAATAGCAGAAGCGCCAGAAATCCAGAGTGTGTTCATAATGATTGCCACTTTCATCTCTTTTTCCTTCTGCTTGCGCTCCGCTTCTTCTCGCTCCAGCGTGTTGCGTTCCTTTATCAGCCTAGTCCGCTCTGCCATCATCTCTTCCCAGACCGGGGCATTCCCGCTGTAGAAGAGTATGTCCTTCAGTTCCTTCTCATGTTCCCGAAGCGCCTTAGATGCCAGTGCAATCTGGAGAGCTTCAGAACTAATTTGTGCATTCGTCTTACCTATACTAGCAATCCGCGCCTTACTGCTTGCTAGGTGAACCGTATCCGCTGCTTGATAAAAACTGCTGAATTCTTTATATAGACTGTGGATATCCTTACCAAGAGCGACTGCTTTTTTATGCCAGCTACCGCGCCCTGCGCCATAGCGAATGCGGTAAAAGGGTCAATCATTTGTCAGCCTTGCTGTCGAGCTTGTCAAAAATCTGCTTCAAGATGGTCTTGACCTCGGCAATGTCCTCGCGGTAGTCACCCTTGATGACGTAGGTAGTAGGCAACGCGTTGACCTTGTCTTCGAGCTTTTGAATCTGCCGGGTCATGTTGTTAAAAACATATGCGGCCAGAAACCCAGCAACAGTCACTACAAGATTGAACAATTGCTGGTTTTCCACGTTTACTCCACTACGGTTGCGTCGGTCACTGCGGGCTGCGCCAAGGAGTTCTTGAGGAACCCAAAGAAAGCATCCCGACCAACTTGCATCTGGTCTACGTTAAATTTTGCCGAGCCAAGTTTGCGGTCTAAGTCCGCGACATGGTTGACCAAGATTTGCTGTTCTTGGGTCATGTCCTCAAACTGGTACTCAACGCCGTCGATAGAGATGGGAGTTTTAGTATTTACCATCATCGTCCTTTCAATGCGCCACCAAGGTCGGGTGGTGGCTTCCCGTTATGCGGCCCAAGGCAGTGCTTGCGATGTCGGAGACACGGGTGGGGTAATCATGCTGTCAATCTGGCCCTGCACGCACGCCTGCATATTGCTCACGGTCTGCGGGTCAGCCCAGCCAACCACTTGGGCTTGGGTCAGTTGAGCGTAGGGCGTGAACGCCTCGCCCTGCTGGATGGTGAACTGCTGGCTGAAGCCAATGTCGGCGGTGTATGTGCCGTCTACCCCAGTGACGAGGTAGTTGACGTTGACAACAACATCGGTTTGCCCTGCCTCTTGAGGCAGAGTGAACATTTGAGTTACGGTAGTGGTAAAAGTAGTCATGGTAAGTCCTTCAAGTTAAGGGTGGGTGGATTTATAGGCATCAAATTCTGCCTTGAGTTCTTTGATAGCGTTGACCAAGTACCAAGTCAAGTTATCGGAGTCAACAGACAATACGCCAGTTGATTCGGTCTTAACGCAGTCAGGTAAAACGGCTTGCAATTCTTGGGCAATTACACCAAGCTGAACGCCTTCTTTTTTGATGGCGCAATGCGTTTCAAGTTCCGTGACTTCTTCGGGCAGGCGATATTCAAAGTTGCGAACACGGATTTGCGTGATTTTGCTTAAACCATCAGTGTTATCAACAATGTTCTTTTTAAGCCGCTGGTCAGAAGTGATTGACCATGCCGCTGAGTTATTGCCTTGATAAACGCCATTGCTTGCATTGATATAACCAGTGTTTGACCCTTTGCCTGTTGCAGCCGCTGTGCATAAAACAATCTCACCAGTTACAGCAACACCTGATGCGGTAGCTCGAAAACCCAAATATGTATTGTTCACACCCGTTGTTAATACAAGACCAGCTTCATATCCCAATGCCGTGTTGTAATCTCCAGTTGTGTTTGCTTTTAATGCGGAATGTCCAATTGCTACAACTACTCCACCAGTTGTAGTATTTAGAGCTGCTTGATAGCCAACAGCCGTCCCACCGCCTCCAGTAAAGGAATTAAGGGCGTAATACCCCACAGCAGTGCTTTGAGAGGCGGTGGTGTTACTTGCTAACGCATAATTACCAAACGCACTATTGGATGAACCAGTCGTATTTGAAAGCAGTGCTTGAAACCCAAGAGAATTATTGTTTGTTCCAGATGTATTGGCCTTCAATGCTTGATAGCCAACAGCCACAGTGTATAACGCACCCGTTGTTTGGGTATATGCAGCCTGATAACCGACAGCAGTGCTTGCATCTGCGGTGGTGTTGGAATAGAGGGCTTGTATACCCAACGCCACATTTAGTGAGCCTGTGGTATTTGCATACCCAGCCTGATACCCCAAGGCCACGTTATTTGCGCCAGTAGTATTTGAGTAAGCAGCCTGATACCCCACAGCGGTATTGTTGCTTGCGGTGGTGTTGCCTGAAAGGGCTTCGCGGCCTACTGCAACATTACTTGTGCCAGTGGTGCTGCTTTGAAGTGCACCCCACCCAAAAGCACTGTTGTTACTGGCGGTGGTGTTTGACCCCAATGCACTATTCCCAACACCGGTATTAGCAGCGCCCGTGGTATTTTTCCACAATGCATTAGTTCCAATAGCAACATTCCCATCGGCAGTTGAGTTGTCAATAAGCGTGTTGATACCAATCGCAATATTGCTGTTGCCAGTTGTGTTGTTTTGCATTGAGCTATACCCAATAGCAATGTTATAGAGACCTGTGGTGTTTTGGTATAGCGCTCTATATCCCGCAGCAAAACCAATTTGGCCTGTGGTATTGCTAAACCCAGCTTGATAGCCAATAGCGGTTGATTGTCCGCCTGTGGTGTTGCCTTGAAGCGCACTTGTTCCAACTGCTACGTTTTGCGTTCCGGTTGTGTTGCTGTAAAGCGCATAATATCCGACAGAAGTGTTGTCAGAAGAAGTAGTATTTGTATAAAGAGCACCAATGCCAACGGCAACATTACGCGCACCAGTTGTGTTAAATGATAACGTGCCTGTTCCAAAAGCCGCGTTGTTATCGCCAGTTGTGTTTCTATATAATGCGGCTCCTAGCCCTTGGCCACCACCAACTGCGGTATTACTACTACCAGTAGTATTAAAATACATCGCGCCAATACCTACTGCTACGTTGCCTCCAGTGGTATTGCTAAAAAGTGCTTGTTGACCAATAGCAGTGCTATTACCTGATGTTGCGTTCCTTAACGCTTGATAACCTAAAGCAGTTTGTTGCCCGCCAGTATCTGCGTACCCTGCTTGATAACCAACAAAAGTGTTGTAGCCTACATTCTGATGGCTGGCTCCTGCTTGATAGCCAATATTTGTAGTGTAGTTAGCAGTGGTGTTGCTATACCCAGCCTGATAACCCACAGCAGTGTTGTTGCCGCCGGTGGTGTTGTTTTGAAGTGCGCTATGCCCAATGGCAGTGTTCTCACCGCCAGTACTGTATAAAGCAGCAAAATAACCAACTGCGGTGTTGTTAGATGCGGTAGTGTTGCTTGCTAAAGCACCCTTACCTAAAGCAGTGTTGAAGCTACCAGTAGTATTTGCTTGAAGTGCATAGTTACCAAAAGCTGAATTAGAAGAACCTGTTGTATTATTTTGCAAAGCAGCATTGGAAGCATCAGTAGCGCCACCAACACCAGTATTTTCAGTTCCGGTAGTATTACTTGTTAAAACATTTGCGCCAACAGCAGTTATTTTTCCTGTTGTGGTCGCATATCCTGCTCTGTAGCCAATAGCTGTGTTAAAACCATTGGTATTTACCGTGTAGTTATTAGAGTAAAGTGCTTGATACCCTACAGCGGTAAGCGCACCAGCAGTGGTGTTGGCTTGGAGAGCATAGTAGCCCAAACCAGTATTATTTGCACCAGTGGTATTTGAAAGCAATGCCGCATACCCTACAGCGGAGTTGTTGCTGGCGGTTGTGTTTAATGCAAGTGAAGAATTACCAATAGCGGTATTGCTGCTGCCGGTGGTGTTGGAGAGTAATGAGTTTACGCCAACTGCGGTATTTTCACCGCCAATGGTATTTGCTGTTAATGCGCTTGGGCCAAATGCCGAATTACCAGTGCCAGTGGTATTTGCTTTAAGCGCTCGATAGCCAACGGCAGTTACACTGCCTGTAGTATTTGTATACCCAGCCTCAAACCCCACAGCGGTGTTGCTGCTGGCGGTGGTGTTAGAACGAAGTGCGCTGTCGCCAACGGCGGTGTTTTGAGCGCCAGTAGTATTACTGTAAGCAGCTTGATGCCCAATAGCCGTGTTGGAGTAAGCGGTGGTGTTGGAGTAAAGAGCCTGATGTCCCACGGCGGTAGCGTAGGCTGCGGTGGTGCTGGAATATAGGGCACTTACGCCCATTACCGTATTAAGGGTTCCGCTGTTAGTGGAGTAAGCGGCCTGATACCCTACAGCGGTGTTGCTGCTGTTAACGTTGGAATAGAGAGCGCTTGTGCCTATTGCCGTATTAAAAGTTCCGGTGTTGTTGGAATACCCAGCCTGATAACCTACAGCTACGTTGTCGGAGGCGGTGGTGTTGTTTCGGAGGGCTAGTTGCCCAATTGCCGTGTTATTTGACCCAGTGCTACCAAATAACGCTAAATTGCCAAATGCTGCATTTGAACCAGTAGTTGTTACGCTGTATAGCGCGCCATATCCAAATCCCGCATTGTTAGTGCCTGTAGTAATTTGCGCTCCAGCATAAGGGCCAAAAACGGAATTCGAAGCGCCCGTAGTATTAAGCGCCAAAGCATTTATGCCAAAAGCAGCGTTGTCACTGCCAGTCGTATTTGCCGCCAAAACGCCAGAACCAATCGCCGTGTTGCTAGAAATAGCACCAGCGCCTCGGCCTACTCTAACTCCGTAGACAGTCAGGTCAGCCCCTGCGTACAGCAAGTTAGCGGAGCTTGTCTCAAGCCCGCCGGTAGTTGTGTAGACCACACGGCCCGTGGTCAGGCCAGAGTTGGTTATGGAGGACGAGGACAGCGTTGTGCCGTTCCATGTCAGGCTGGCAGACCCGGCCAAAACGCCCGAGGAGTTGAACTGAATCTGGGTGTTGCTGCCGCCCGCTGGGCCAGATGTGGCTCCCGCAAGCAGGGTCACCACGTTGCTGCTGTTCTTGTAGTACAGCTTGCCGTCGTTGGTGTTCAGAGCAAGCTCACCAGCGACAAGGTTTGCCGCCAGCGGGACGGAAGATGCCGTGGCGCTGTAGTACAGCGAGATAGGGGTGTAGCCAGTTGCAGCCATTAGAAAGTACCTCCAAATATTCCAGTTGTGGCAGTCACAGTCGTGAACGCGCCCGTTGTCGGAGTGGTAGCCCCAACAGTACCGTTGATGTTAATCGAAGCAGTCCC